CATCGATCAAAAACTTCAGGATATTGAGTATGATCGATATGACCATGTATTCGTTACGGACGTTCATCCCACCAAAGTTGAATTCCTAGATCTGTCTGACAAAATCATTCTTATAGACCATCATCCGTCTTCATATGGTGATGCTAAAAAGAATCGGTTTGTTGTATCCGGGAAAAAGAAATGTGCTACCTACCTTGTGTGGCATTACCTCAAAAAGACATTCCCTGAGAATAAGTTTGATTTCTTCAGGAACTTTGTATACTGCGTGAATGAGTTTGATGAATGGACTAACAGAACTCCTAAGGGGAAATGTCTCAATGAGTTGTTGTATGGGCCTTATTACGAAAACCATCATGCAGAATTCTTGACTCGTTTTAAAAAAGGCAATACCCGATTCACTAAGGATGAACTCACGTTCGTTAAAAAACGCCGCGAGGATTTCAAAGCCATATACAAAGAACTCGATATATGGGAATTGGAAAAAACCAATTCTTGCTTCGTAATGACTGATGATTTTGTGAATGATTTGGCTCATAAGCTGATGCATGATGATGGGTATGACTTTGTCTTCGTTAAACAGATCAGCAAAGACCGTGTTTCTATAAGATCCAAACTAGAAACAATCGATACCGGAAAGATATTGGAAGAGTTGGGATATGGCGGAGGTCATGCTAAAGCGTCGGGATTCTTTGAAAACGATCCCAAGAAGCTGAAAGAAAAGATTCTCAGGATCGAACAAGAGGTTTTGAAAATAATCTCTTGCTAAGGCCAAAAGAAAATAGCAGATTGTTATGGTAGGGGACGATTTTAAAAGGGAGCGACGTTGTACAAACGCATTTATTACGATCAGAACAACAATAAGATTTATATGTGGTACGTTGATACGGATGGTTGTCATCGTAAGCTTGTAGAAACTCCTGAGATTGAGTATTACATCCCTGATAAGACCATGAAGTCTCCTATTGTGGATATATACGGAACTCCTGTCAAGCGCCAAACATCTAAGTCTGTTTACGATCTCCGGGATTTCATCAAGAACGGAGTAAAGACCTGCGAAGCTTCATTACCCGAGGATATGAAGTTTTTGCATCGATACTATAAAGGCCAACCTGATCTTGATGTGAATATGGATGAGCTTCAGGTAGCTACCATAGACATCGAGGTTGACGCCGATAAGTTCCCGAAAGCCGAACTTGCTGAATATCCCATCAATCTTATTACGGTACACTTCTCTCGCCAAAAACAAACAGTAACATTTGGAACCCGTGAATATACAGGATCCGATGAATCAGTGAAGAACTACCATTACTGCGCTACTGAAACAATCCTGCTTGAAAAATTCATTACAATGTTTCGGAAAGCCAAGACCGATTTTATATCAGGATGGAATTCCAAGTCATTTGACGTTCCTTATATTATTAATAGATGTAAGAAATTGAGCGTGGAAAAATCTCTATCTCCTGTTGGTGTTTATAGAGAATTGGCGTCCACAAAAAAGAAAATGGTTGAAGATAGTGGATATGAGATAGCGGGAATATCTCAGCTTGACGGATTGATGTTATATAAGCAGTTTGAACAGAAGAAGAGAGTTTCGTATAGTCTCGATGCTATTGCCAAACTTGAATTGGGAAAACAGAAGTCCAAGGTTAAGTTCAACAGAGATACCGACAAATCCCAAGAAGAGTGGAATAAGTTTGTAGAGTATAACGTGAATGACGTAATACTCACTGTTGGGATTGATGAGAAAAAGAAGTATGTTGAGCTTGCTGTTCGTTTCTGTTATGCGGGATTGATTCCGTTTGATAAGGTGTATTCATCCATTGCTCGTATCACAGGATGTGCTGTTCGATTCCTGCATGATAATGGTATGGTATATCCCGATCCTCCGAAGTTTCATAAGGAATCATATCCCGGAGCGTTTGTCATGGCTAAGAAGGGATTCTATAAACATTTGGTTAATATAGATGCCACATCCCTGTATCCTACCATTATGAGATTCTCTAATATTTCCCCCGAGACTTTGGTGTTGAATCCTACGGAAGGATTGGAGAATCTTATACATACTCCGGCGTCTGAGTATTTTACATGTGAAACTCCTAATGGCAAATTTGAGATGTCAGGCGTGTATTTTAGAAAAGATAAAAAGGGTGTAATCCCTTCTATAGTGGAGAAGTTTTTCAATGAGCGTGTCTATTGGAAAACCATGCAAAAGATTGCCGGTGATGTTGCGAAGGGTATTGATGCTTCGGAGATAAGCAAAAATAGAAAAATACCCCTCGATGAAACAAAAACCATGCGGGATTTAATAGTAACCAAGGGATATACTGCTGATTATTGTGATAAACAACAGTATGTCAAGAAGATTTATATTAATTCAATTTATGGGACGCTTGGGACCCCTCATTTTGGATTCTACAATCCTAAGAATGCTGCGGCTGTTACCGTTTGGGGGCAGACAATAATTCAGTTTACAGCTAGGATTCTTAATGCGTATACCAAAGATACATGGCATCTTGTGGCTAAAGATATGTTTCCTGAGTATAATATTTCTAATGTAAAACCCGTTAAAAACGATACTGTAATATTAATCGATACTGATAGTGTAGTTGGAGATACTATTCTTCATACATCTAATGGTGATGTGACTATATCCGATTTATATGACTCGTGTAGCAATAAATCAATGTATAAGGATAATAAATTTATAGGAACTCTTGGTATAGAAACGACATCTTTATCCATGGATTCTAATGGGTGTGTTGAGAGTAAGCCTATAAAATATGTAATGAAGCATGAAGTAACTAAGAAAATGTATAAAATAACAGTTGGAAATTCCTCTGTTATATGCACAGAAGATCACTCTGTTATAATTGAACGCGATGGGATTATAACGGAGGCGTCTCCTCGTGATATAAAAGAATCCGATTTATTGATAAGGATTAACCATGATTGATGTAAATATGCATAAATGCCTTATCTGTGGGTATGAACCCGATGAGTTAGATAATAAGAGTAAAAAGTCAAGAGCTATGGTAAAACATGTTGAGAAAGAGCATGGACTAACTCAACATGAGTATCATATTACGTATATTCTAAAAACTAACGATGATTTGTGTTTGTTGTGTAAAAAGAATGAACGTACTTATAAAGGATGGACGTCCGGATACCTACCATTTTGTGTTGATTGTAATAAAAAGAATATGGGTGGACACTCGAAAGAAATTCTCATACTTAAATATGGAGAAGTTGATGGGGCTCGTAGATGGAAGCAATATTGTGATAAACAGGCATACACTAATACATTTGAATATAAAAAAGAAAAACATGGAATGACTCGTGAAGAGTTTGATATTTATAATAAATCTCGTTCCGTTACTTTAGATACTATGATTTATCGTCATGGTGATGTTGACGGCCCCCGGTTGTATAAAGAATATACAAATAAACAAGCTTATGCAGGGTGTGCATTGGAATATTTTGTGGAAAAATATGGGAAAGATGATGGAACATTAAAATATCAAGAATTAAATAAGAAAAAAACCCATTCCGTAGATTCTTATATTGATAAGTATGGTGATGACGGGGAACGAAAATATATAGATTATGTAACTAGCAGAACACCGTTGAATTATTCGATATCGTCACAGATAGTATGCAATTCTATTAGAGAACTTGTGGGATTTGATGTAAAACAATATTACGCAACTCTAAATAAAGAGTTTTGTTTATATGACAATCATCTTAAGAAAGCGTATTTTTATGATTATGCATGCGTTCCGGCTAAAGTAATAATGGAATACAACGGAGATTTTTTTCATGTTAATGAGGCATGGACAGTTGAAAAACAAAAAGCATGGAAAAATCCTTTCGATTTGACAATATCATACGAAGATCAGATAGCAAAAGATAAAAGAAAAAGAGAAGTTGCTATTGAAAACGGATACGAAATTTATTATATTTGGGAATCTGATTGGTATGTCAACTCGGATAATATTTTAAATTCTTGTGTATCACTTATTAAATCGAGGTTATCGTGATTTTGGAAAAAACATCGGATTTTACTATAGAATGTCTTGGTGAACAAACAATAGATGTTTTTGATATTGAAGTTGAAGATAACCACAATTTTTTCGGAAACAATATATTAGTCCATAATTCTAATTATTTGTGTTTCGATGAAATGATGAAGAACGCGGGTCTTAAGCTTTCAAACAGTGAGTTCCAAGTATTTGCGGATCAGCTTATGGATCGCTATTTTCAGCCTTATATCGATGCTGAGTTGTCCAAGTTCTTTAATTCCTACAACGTCGATCAGCACATACTTGAGTTTAAGCAGGAAAAGACAATCACTCAGATGTACATATTTGCTAAGAAGAAATATGCTACAGAAGTTGTCGCAAATGAAGGAACGGTATATGATGAACCCAAGATTGCCATAACAGGTGTTGAAATCGTTCGTACATCAACTCCTACGTTCTGTATTGGAAGATTGAAGGAAGCCCTCAACCTGATCTTCAAGACTCAGAATAAGAAGGAGATGATTACTTTCCTTCAAACCGTTAAGACTGAGTTCCAACAAGCTCCTGTGGATAACATTGCGTATCCTAGAACTGTTAATGATTATATGAAGTACTGTGGCAAGTACAATCTTCAGGAACTCATTAAGAACGGACAGAATCCCGTAGCTCCTAAGGCGTGTCCTATTCATGTTCGTGGATCATTGTTCTTTAATTACCTGATTGAGAAGTACGATTGGAAGTCTCAGCCGGTAACGGATAGTGGCAAGGTTAAGTTCGTGTACGTGAAAGAGAATAACATATTAAAGACTAACATCATTGCGTATACCGATGAATGGACTCCTGAGTTGGCTAATTTGTTTGACATAGATTACGAGACTCAATTCTACAAGTCCTTCATTAGGGTTATTGAGAGATTCTTTGATGTGTTGAAGTGGGGCGCAGTTAAGCTTGAGCAGAACGAGCTTGATGAGTTTATGGAATTTTGATCTCTCAGTCCTTAGGAATATCTTGTTAAATTTATACGATACGCAGATAGAAATCCCGAGAGGGTCTTACACCAAAACAGAATTTATGTCGGCTTCTGATGCTGACAAAGAGTTGATGGTTAAGGAGTTGTCTGATTCGTTTATCTCTTATAGGGATAAAGGTGGTAGTCTGTGGGGACCGTTCTCGTTGGACAAATCCCGACAAACTATGATCAGCATAAAAGAATCGGCTTCTTCTATGACTATTACCGATGGATGTGTTGAACGTGCGTCGTATATAGGAAATGATGTCTGTGCTTGGTTGAATCCTTTGGTATGGAAAGCTTCTGTATCCGGTAAGGTTTCAATGTGGGATAGATGGCAATCCAACGAATACATATACAAGGCTGTTAAAAATGGTTCTGTGTATGTATCGGATTATCAGGAATTTTCTCTATCAAATTTACGGGATTGGTTGATTCAGACATACGGCCAAGCACCTACAAATTTCAAGCCTGTATTAGCCGCGTTTCTTTATATGCGATATAGTCCTGTTGGTGGAACTGTATATGACTATTCTGCGGGATTCGGTGGTAGATTAATGGGAGCTATCGCAGCAGGTAGAAAATATATAGGAGTGGATCCGTCAACGGAAACTATAGAAAGAAATGAAATCCTAGGAAAAGTTTCTTGTATGGTTTCTAACAAAGTCCAATCCAAATATGTAAAACTTCATTGTATGGGTAGCGAGGATTATATAGAAGGGATTGATGACACTGTGGATTTTGCTTTTTCGTCTCCTCCGTACTTTAATTTGGAAAGATATTCTGAAGATGAATCCCAATGTTATATCAAATATCCTGCTGTAGACTCTTGGCTTGAATTTTACGCAACTCCTACAATTCAAAACTGTTGGAAATATTTAAAACCCGGAGGATATTACGGGGTAAATATAGCGGATTATAAAAAGGTTAGATATGTTCAGAGATGGTTGGATATCGTTACATCGTGTGGATTCGTTCCTGTTGAGACTCTTTCATTTGACTTGCAGAATAGACGAGGAACCGGCCATAAAGAAAATATAAGAGAGAAGATGGAAGGGATTTATATTTTCCAAAAGCCTAGCAATGAATCCTGTCCTATTGAGCCTGATGTAGATGAAGAGTTTATGCAATTTTGATAAGTACTAATATGATGAACATACATTTCAAGAGAAGGTAGGTTGAACGTGGCTAAGAAGGAAAAGATCTCAGAAGACGTGGCAGTTGAACAGAAGCCTTTTATTAACCTGATGGACATTATTAACAAGGATAAGGGTTCCAAGGATCGCGAATCCATGTCAGCGTTCTATCATCAGAGTGATAAGGCTACTGAGTTCCTTGATACCAACGTGATTACACTCAATCTCGCTATCAGTGGCAGGGTTCGTGGTGGGATTCCTCGTGGTAAGGTCACGATGATGTCAGCTCCATCACAATCCGGTAAGTCATTTGTTGGTATGAGTATTATTAAGTCAGCTCAGAAGGAAGGGATGTCTGTAGTTATTGTAGACACAGAACGTTCATTTTCCTTTAAGATGGCTCAAGGTATGGGAATCGACACTGATCCTAAGAAGCTTGCTGTGTTTCAGGAGAACGGGATTGAGAAGATCAAGTCTCTTATCCTTGCTATAGTTGATGAAGTTCCCAAGGATCAGCGGGATAACATCCTCATAGTTCTCGACTCATGGGGAACTCTCGTTACATCCAAGTCTGTGGCTGACGGCCTTACGGGAAATGATGTAATGGATATGACTGAGGCTAAGAAGAAGAACAATCTCGCTAACATGCTGCTTAATACAGGAGCTACTATATTTGTAGTTAACCATGTATATGACAATGTCGGTCAGGCGTTTGGTGATCCTCTTACAATCCCGGGTGGTCGTCGCCTGTATTTCGTTTCTGAGGCTGTTGTTCTTGGTATGTCTCGTGCTAAGGAAAAGAATTCCGACAAGGCAATCACAGGAATCATCATTTCTGCAATAGCCAAGAAGTCTCGATATTCCAAGGAAGACGCGAAGTTTCAGTTCCGTATCAAGCGTAGTGGTGGACTTGATATGTTTTACGGGCTTTTGGATTTTGCTGTAGAAGGTGGATATGTAGAGAAGCCTAAGAATTCCTACTATAGCCGTCCTCATATTGCAGATGATGTTCCCACAAAGGATGACAAGATCTACAATATTGAGTTTTGGAAGCCTATCTTTAAGGATACGGATTTTGTTTCATATCTTGAGACTAAGTTCCAATATTCTTATGATTACGATGTTATGCGCGAAGGCTGTTCTTCAGAAGACCTTTTCAACTAATAATTTGGAGCTCCGTGAATGTCAGACGAAAAAGATCCTCGGTTCCTAGAAGATGTTCTGATCAAGATGATGTACACGAACGAAGAGGTTAGGGATAAAGTTATCCCTTTCCTCGACGTTGAGTTGTTTGATAGAAAAGAGAATGTTGATATCGTGAAGCATGCTCTATCATTCATGCAGCGTTTTTCTAAATTCCCTAACGCCAAAGAATCCAAGATAGATTTGGATTCTGTGGAAGTTTATGATCATCTGAAGAAGATCATGAATATCAATACCGATGAATACGCGGGTGAGTTCTTGATGGGAGAACTTGAGGACTTCTTCAAGCGTAAAATGATTGCGAATGTATGCACAAACACAATACTCGCGCTGAATGATGACGAACTCAAGTCGGATTATGTCGATAAGCTTCGGGCGTCGTTCGCGTTCTCGTTTGATACCTCTGTTGGTATGGACGTGTTCGGTGATGACGAGCGTATGTATGACTTCTTCCATTCTAAGCGCGTTTTTGTTCCTAGTACAATAAGGAATTTTGACCGAGTTATCGATGGTGGGTTCCATACCAAGAGCCTTTCTCTATTCCTCGCCCCCACAAATGTTGGTAAGTCCTTGATTATGACCAGTTTAGCGGTGTCTCAGGTGTTTGACAATAAGAATGTATTGTACATTTCTTGTGAGATGTCTGAGGAGAAATTGGGTGAACGCGCATATGCCAATGCTATGAATGTACCCGTTCGAGATTTAAAGAATATCGACAAGGATACATTCTTTAAAAAGAATGCAGGATTTAAGAAGAAGTTCACCCATAAGTTTAAGTTGAAGGAATATCCTACCGGAACCCTCAATACAAACATGATTAGAAATCTGCTTAAAGAGTTTGAACTCAAGCAAAAGTTTAAGCCTGATATCATCTATTTGGATTACTTGGCTTTGATGCGTCCGTCGTTCATATCCAAGAACTCCAATTCTTACGAATCCCTGAAGTATATCACAGAGGAACTTCGTGGTCTTGCTGTTGAGATGGAAATCCCGATTGTTTCCGCCATTCAAACGGGTCGTGGTGGTATAGAGTCGTCCGATCTTGATTTGACTGATATTGCCGAATCCATAGGAACCGCTTTTACTGCTGATATTGTTGTTGCGGTAACTCAATCCGAAGAAATGGCAGCAGCGGGAAAATATGCATGGAAGATCCTAAAAAATCGATACGGTCCTAAGAATATCAGACTGACTGCCTTAGTTGATTTTGATTATATGAGACTTTCTTATGATCGTGAATCTGATGCCGATTTCATTGTGGGTGATGAGCTTTCTCCAACTTCTAAGAAAGACAAAGAAGTGGATGATGCCGTTGACTTGGTTTCTGCGGTTAAAGACAAGAGTGAAAAGACGATGTCCAAAAATTTTATGGAATTTGAATAAGGAGTTAGAATGTCAGACGAAATCGAGACTCATGGATCGTTCAGTCCCGTTGATACAAGCCCGTTGGTTCCTATTGATTCTGTAGGAACTGAGAATGTATGGCTTGCCGATACCTTGAATAAGCAGATCCTTGAGTGTATGGAACTGTATGGGTTCAGTCTCAACTCAATCAAGACTATATTTGAAGGGGATGTGCTTAGTACTAACGATAAGTGCAAGCTGAACTATGCAATCCGTATGGTTAAGAAGCTTCAGTATATCCCTATTAAGGATGTGATTCTGTGTTTTGAGACGTTCGCTCCCATGAATAAAGTGCTGAACCATATCGATGATGAGACGCGTTCTCAACTCAAGACAGAACTCTCTATAGAGCACCACATTCCTTTGGATGAAAATGAACTCTACGATTGAGAACTCGTCTGTTTTAGTATGTTCATATTACAGAAATGTTATGGACATACTAAAAGGACGAACCGTAAAGGATCCGTTCAAAACAATCCCGGTGTATGTGTTCACCAAAATGCCTGCGTTCACTATTAAGAACTGTCAAAGGATTTATAATGACATAGAGAATCATTATTATACATACACCGACATCTTTTTGTTTGTGGCATATCGGGATCTATTAGGGAAGAAATGCTATATACAAGATATAACACGGGATGACGTTAAATCCGTGTCAAAGCTCTTTACAATCCTTAGGGTAAAAGATGATTTGTTAAAACTGAAGTCAATAGCAAAGAAGAGCGGAATAACCAAAATGTCCGAATTTTTTGAGTTAGATGACAACGGAGATAACATTCTCAGGAATTTGGTATTGGGTGGACATATATCTCCCCTTACCTACATAAAAAAGATACGAAATAGTTTGACTTCTCCCAAAGAATTTAACAGATTATGTAGTGTAGAAGTTAAAAGCTTTCATAAGAAACTTCAAAGAATCAAGATACGTGTTTTGTCTATCAAACAAAGGAGCGCCTAATGGCGGGTAAGTTCAAGACCGATTGGTCATCGATGATCAAGAAGATCGAAGCGGACAATGGCAGTTCATCTTACAAGGATGATCGGATGTATTCCCCTGATAAGGATGACAAGGGAAACGCTGAAGTCGTAATCCGTTTCCTCCCCTCCAAGGATACTGATACCCCTTGGGTGAAGTACGACACTCACTTTTTCAGTGGTGTTGGTGGTATTTTCTCCGAACCGTGTCCCAAGAACATCGGTGGTAAGTGTCCTGCTTGTGATTATACTTGGGCGAATTGGAAGAAGGGTGATGATGTCCACAACGCCCCCTTCCGTAAGTTCATGAATCAGCAGAAGTTCATCATGAATATCCTCGTGGTTAAGGATAAGATCCATCCTGAAAACAACGGCAAGGTATTCCTTTTCCGTTTCGGTAAGCAGATTTTCGATAAGATCACCGAGAAGCATGCCGAGCAGGATTTCGTGCTCGATTGGTACGAGGGGAAGAACTTCAAGCTCGTGATCAAGACCAAGGCAAAGGGTCCTAATTACGAATCCTCGTATTTTGCTGATGATGCAACTCCTGTCGGTGATGACGAGAAGATTGAGAGTCTCATGGAGAAGATGTTCGGTCTCTCTGAGTTTCTCTCTCCTGATCGTTACAAGGACTTCAAGACCCTTCAGACGAAGATGAATGATGTCCGTGGAGTTGATGGTGATGAATCCTCTAGCGATGACGAAGCACCTCCTGTTGCGTCTAAGAAGGTTGCTAAGGATAAGCCCGCTGCTTCATCAAAGAAGAAGGATGAGGAAGACGCTGATGAAGATGATGGATTCCTCCTCGATGATGACGACAAGTCCGGCACTGACGATCTCTTCTCCGATGTTGGCGACGAAGATGATGACGGATTTTAATCCTTAACGATCCGAGGATATGAGTCAGGGGAGGTTAATTCTTCCCCTGACTTTTTTGACTATGAAATTTACTCTTTTAGATAGCATTCAAAATAAGTTTCTCATGGAATCGGAAATCCGTAACATCCTGAATACATACTTCAGAGATGTGTACGAGACTAACGATTATTTTAACTTCAGATGTAATTATTGTGGAGATAGCCAAAAATCCAAATACAAGAAACGTGGATATATCATAAAAGATGCATCCGGTTGGTATTACAAATGTCATAATTGTGGAAAAAGCGCAGGGATTATGTGGTGGATGAAAACCAATTTCCCTGTTAACTTCAAGCATTTCATATCGGGATGTTTGAAGAATAAGAGAGAAGACGAGCAATCCCAAAAAACTGAGATTCCTGTATATAAAAATATCATGACTCAGAAGAAAACGGCTCACGATGAATCAAGTATCATAAAGACATTCAAGAATATTATGAAGTTTGATATTGCTGTAGAGTATTGCGAAAAAAGGAAAATCCCTAAGGAAGTATACTCTAAGTGGTTTTATTGTGAATCCGGTAAATTTCGTGGTCGGTTGATCATTCCTTTTTATAACGATAAGAACAAGATTCATTATTACCAAGGTAGAGCCATCCTCCCGGGGATTGAGCCTAGATACGATTCGCGAAAAGGCAGCAATTTAAACAGCATCTACAATTACTATTTGGTGGATTGTGATGAATGGGTTACTGTGTTAGAAGGGCCTATTGACGCAACATTTGTCGATAACTCTGTTGCTCTAACCGGGGTGCATAAATCCTTTGACGATGAGTTGATGAATAGATTTACCAAGAAAAGATATTTGTTAGATAATGATAAGGATGGACGAGCGAAAAGCCTTACTCTGATAATGAACGGAGAAAAGGTATTCAATTGGAAAAAGTTTCTCAAGGATTATGAATGTGATTCGGTTAAAGATGTGAACGAATTCATACTCAAGAATCCTAAAGGAATAACGAAACTTACGATGGATATAATGAATCCATATTTTACCAACTCATATTTCGATAAGGCATATTTCCTATGATAGTAGCAGGTGTAGACTTCAGTATATCTTCTCCGGGTGTTGTTGTTTTGGTTTGTGGCACCAATCTTGATGTGTTGCAATGTCATTATAAGGGATATACAGACGTTCTTAAAACAAAGGCGTTAGATAAGAATCTCGATTTCTATAAACGCGCAACTTTTGATAGTGACATTCAACGTTTCAATTTCATATCCAATGACATAACCAACTACATCAACTCTTTTAGAAACGAAGAAGAGCTTGCTTATGTAGGAATTGAAGGTTATGCAATGGGATCTACTAAGGGATTGGTGTTCAACATAGCCGAAGCCACGGGAATGTTGAAATTGAAGCTTTGGAACGATGGATATAATATGAGGATATACGATCCCAATTCCATTAAAAAGTTTGCTACCGGAAAAGGCAATGCTGATAAAACAGTAATGGGGGATTTCTTTATTGCTGATGAATCCTTGTACAAGCCTCAATTGGATCATCTCAAGAATTATGATTCTCCCAAGGGTGATATTGTTGATGCATATTGGATATCTAAACTGTTATGGACGGAGTTGATGATTAGGCATGGAAGGCTTGATCTTAAAACCCTTCCTTTGAAAACTATAGAAATTTTCAATCAGACATCAAAAGCAAATAAAGAAAATCTGTTGTGTCGTGACTTCATAGTTAAAGGAAATGTAAATGCCTAAGGTTAGATTGTTCGATGATATGAATAAAGAAGTGGATGATGATTCCTTTATGGAATTTGATGCTCCGACTGACGAACTAACCAAACGTGATAAGGTTCTAATGTTTGATTTCCATAACCTCATATACCGTTGTGTGTATGCGGTTATTTTTGGAACCCCCGAAGATAACGAGGACTTCCTTCTCACCAAGCATAACATATTGCTGTCTATCTTCGAATCCATAGACTTTCACAAACCTACACGAGTTGTGATTGCTATAGATTCGAAGGGATCGTGGCGCAAGGATGTTTTTGGAGCGTATAAGGCCCATAGGAAGCTTCAAAAATCTAAAGTAGAGCTGAACAGGGAGAAGTTCTTTCCTATCATTGACGACCTATTAGAAGGCATGCAATCCCTATTCAGTAACATGTTCTTCCTTAAGGTAGAACATATGGAAGCTGATGACATAATAGCGACCCTTTGTAATAAGGTCTATAATAAAATACAGAACGAAGTTGTTATCATCTCTACAGACTCTGACCTGAATCAACTCCTCAGACATAAGAATGTAAAACAATACGATCCCGGAAAAAAGGATTTCGTCCGCAGCATTAATCCCATCCGAGCCAAAGAAATAAAAATTCTATCCGGTGACAAATCCGACAACATACCCCCTATTAAGCGTTTGGTAGGCCCTAAGAAAGCCGAAAAGATATTGGATGAGGGAATCATGACCTACATCGATACATTGGAAACAGAAGAGGAACAGAAGCTAATTCTTGAGAACTATAACATGAATAAAACCCTGATAGACCTCGACGAAATCCCCAAAGAGTATTCTGACAAAATACTAAATAATTATACCTCATATGAAACATCTCCTCTGAATGGAAAGAACTCGGTGAAGTTCTTCATGACGCATGGATTGATGAAACATATGGAGGATTGGCAAAGACGAGCACCTATGATGAAGAGTCTGAAATGATAAAAGAAGAAGATAAATCGGGAGGAATGAGAAAAAAAGGAGCCCCTCATAAAGGTCCTTTTACCCCCCAAAATAAAGAAAAATATATAGGAAAGAAGCCTCCTATATATCGAAGCTCTTGGGAAAAAAGAATGTTTGTATGGTGCGATAACGCTCCAAATGTGGTTCGTTGGTCGTCTGAAGCGATTACCATACCATACACATTCAACCTAGACGATGCAGGTAGAGAAGTTTGGCATCGATACTTCCCGGATTTGTATTGCGAAATAAAAGGGGTTGACGGCGTCATTAGAAAATACCTAATTGAGATAAAGCCTTTGGAACAGACTAAAGCTCCGACTGCTCCAAAGAACAAAAACGCAAAGTCTTGGAAACGATACGAGTACCAAATGCTCGTTTATATTCAAAATGAGGCCAAATGGAAATTCGCTAACGCTTACTGCCAAAAAAACAACATCACGTTTAAATTGATCACAGAAAAAACAATATTTAGAGGAGCTTGAGTATGTCGGCGTCAGGAAAATACATCAGCAAACACGGAATCAAATACGACGAATTCTCCAACGAGATTTGGGGAGTTACATACGCAGGAC